GTGAGATAACACCATCTGGTAATCCTTTCATTAAATTTTTAATACTTGGAGGAAATTGAGCTTTTATTCCTTTCACTTTACCTAACAAGTTAGCAAACGTATTAGATCCGGATCTACCAGCTCCTGGAATTAACGCATTAGGATCTAAGTCTATACCCGCGTTTTGAGCTTCGCGAAGTTTTGTTTTAACTTCAGTTTGTACTTCTTTAGTCATTTTACTTTCAACTGTAATTCCAGCATCTTTATCATTAATAGCAACTGTTGCTTGTTCTAAAATTTTAGTAGAAAGATTTGTAGGTAAAACAGATTGAGCTGTTTCTTTTATTTTACTCGAGTTTGCAGAAGTTCTAACTTTTAATTCGTCCATTATTGCATTAACACTACCTTGTGTAAATACCACTTTATTTAAATTATTAGTGGATAAATTAGTTTTTTTAAACAATGTTGTTAAATTCGACGTTTGGGATGACGTTGCGTCTCCTGATCCGTCGGCTGCGCCTGGCTCCATTTTAGCTATTCTTGCTCCATTTTAGCTATTCTTACTCTTTTGGTAAAATTAGCTGTAGGTTTTGATCCTTCTTGTAATCCTTTGAATCCACCAAAAGTTGCACCTAAAACATTAAAAGGTGATGCATTGCCAGTAATTTCTTGAACATTTAAAGTCGAAGCAGAAGCTCTCATTGGACCACCAATATCAGCAATCATTTTTTGTTGAAAAGCTAACATTTCAGGCGAAGCAGCTGCTTCAAACTCTGCTTGTGTTACTTCAGGTTTTTCATATTCTATTCTAATTCTTTGATGAAAGCTTTTTAAAGATATGACACTGCCATTATAAGTATATTGAGAAAGATCATTAAATATTGATGTGAGATTATTAGTAACAAAAGCTTTCTTATCGCTAGTTTGACTTTTAGCAACTTTTATATCTGTTAATTTTGCAATTACTTCTGGTCTACCTATCGTTAATACTGTACCGTTAAATGTACTATTTTCATTAGCGCCTCTTGGTTTATCACCAGCTTTCATATTAATAAATGATTTATCAGCCATTATGCAGCTCCAATTCCTAGTTTTTTATCGATTTCAAGAGCAAAAGCTATTCTTTTTTGTGTACTTCCAGGCGCCGGTCTTTCATAAAATTTTTCAAAGATTCGCGAAGCCTCTTCAGGTGTTTGAGCTTTTCTTAATTTACCAAGGCCTAAATATGGATATTTTCCAAGTTCATATACTATAAATTTTAATTGAGCATATAGTGTCCTAAAATTTAAATTTGAATCTTTACAAAATCTTTTAAGCTCTTGCAATCTAAAACCTGCAGCCTTACTTGGATTCCATTGCGCTATTCCAAAAGATCCTTCATCTTTAAATCCTGAAACTATAGTTGGATTTAGGTTTTTACCAGACTCTGCTATTAAGTTTCCTATTATACCAGCACTTTGTGCAGCTGTAAAAGATCCACCTTCTTTAGATAAGAAAAAATTGTATGCTTTTTCTGCGTTATTCTGTCCTATTAAATTGCCTTCACTAACTGAAGGCACACCAGGCTTAACACCTTGTGGCGATGCATTAGGAACAACTGAGCTTCCATCATATTCATTCTTTGTCGAAGGCGATTCATTAACATCATTTCTTTTTGTTTCAACTTTAGGAATTGACCCCATAACTAAAGGGCATTGCGAATCTTTTCCATCTAAAAATATTCCAAAAACTTGTGCTCTATTTTTTATTTGAGAATTTGCTCCAATTCCAGAAGTGCCACCTTCTGTAACAGGTATTAAAACATTTGCCCATGGCAAATCTTCATTTGGTATATCAATAGTATTTGACGTGTGAATACCATAAACTCTTACTTTAACTCTATCAAGTTTTAAAGGATCATTAACGTCTACAACTGTTCCAATAAACCATCTTACTTGATCACCATAATATTCAGATTCTAATATATGTGCGTATGCCATTATATTGCAATTTCCTTTCCAATAGATGCGACTTTACCACATAATAATTCACTAGTAACCTTATCACCATTGAATGAATGTTTAGCACCTATTATTAGATAATCACCTGATTTTTTTAAATCTTTTGAAGCACTATTTGTATCTTCGGTAGGATCAGCATCTAAAAATAAAACTCTTATAGTTTTTCCTAAAGTATAATTATCATTACCAGTTATAAACTCTCTGCCTTTCACAGTAATACACAAAGGAGTTTTAGATAAAAAACCTTTTATAGCTTTACTTGTAATGTGTTTCATATGATCACCACCTAAAGTTTCATCGCTATAACTTCTATAACCAGCATTATACGAACCACCTCTATAACTACCACTAGAAGATATTTTACTAATTACTTTAGAATTATAACTTGATAAATTCTTTCCTTTTATCTTATATTCTGGTCCATAATTATATTTTGAATTTTCGCCTCCTAAAAGATTTTGTACTAATAAACTTTTAAATACATTATCAACATCAAAATGTTTTTCTTCAGGTATTCCTCTATGCACATCATAAAAACTATATGAAGCTCCTACATATCCTTTTCTTAAAAGATTAATTAATTCTTCAGAGTTTTCGTACTTATATTCTATTATGCTATATAATTTTGATTCTCCTGATGATTGAGATAAACTACTAGTATAAACATAAGGCCTTGTAATGTTATTTACAGGCTCAGATAACATTTTTCCTAAATCTTTAAATACTAAATTATCAACGCCTAAAGGCGAATACAAAAAGAAAGGTAGACCATTATATGTCACTGATCTATTTTTTATCCATAAAGCTGCATCTATAGGATCTAAGTTTGGTATTATTACTTTTAAATTCTTAGTAGAATCTATGCCATCTATTACTAAAGACTTATTTATATAACTAGAAACTAAACTATTAATAATACTAGAAGGAGAACCGCTGTAAGATTTATTTACATTTTGTGCTGCAGCTTCAAACATGTGATATTCAGTACAATGTATTACAACTGTTTCATTTCTTTCGTCGACTTTAATTACTTTTTCTACTTCATCGATAACAAAATCTTTTCTTATTTCATTTCCAGTTTCAATTTCTTCTATTTGTTTTACTACTATTGATAGTTTTTCTCCACCTTGAAAGTCTACAGTTTGAACTATATTAATTTGATCTATAAAAGACAACCTCATAGTTAAATAAGGTTTTTCTATGTGTTCATAAATTACAAATTCAGTTACAACTGCAGATATTTCTACTTCAGATTGCATACGGTCTGATGTTATAAGAGCGCTCACAAGAGAGTATTCAGTAGATCCTTCTGCAGTAGAAGCAATGTCTAATTCCATATTATCCTCTTACAGCTCTTTTAAAACTTGAAACCAAGTTAGTAACTTGACTAGGTTTAATAATTTTAATTTGTCTAAGATTCTCATTTATTGTGAAATAAACATCTTCATAAGTTTTTTCTGTAAGTAAAGCTCCAGGACCTACTGTAGGATCTATGTCTACTATTGTACCAGTTCCATCTATATAATGAGAAGCAGATTGATATTCTTTTGAGCTTGACACTCCAGTTAAAGATTCTAACGTTCCAGAAGAATTTGTTGATGAAAATAATTCGCCACTTATAGAAAAAGCTACATTACCTTCAACAACTATTTGTCCTAAATCTGGATTTCTTTTTATAATTTTACCAGATACACCTGACGTTCCTCCTGAAATAGTTTGACCTATTTTAAATTTATTTGCAAAGTCAGGATCTCTTGTTGTTATTGTAGTATTTGGAAATATTTTTTTGGTATATACGTCAAGTTCTGTTCTAATAAGAGGCCAACCTTGTTCTCTAATATCATCGTTAATAAGATAAAAAGTCCAATAGTATAAAGGAGTTCCATATAGTTGTATTGAAACTTGATCTGGTCTAAACCCTTCTTGAATAGTATGAATGTTTAAAAATGTTATATTATTTTTAATCTCATCTATTAGATCAGCATATATTGATAAGTTTTGAAATACAACTGTGTCAACTTCATCTCCAAATTTATATGTTAAATTTTCAAATTCATTAAAATAAAGCATTAGTAACCCTTTTCTATATCTTGTTGCTCAATAGCTCTGTGCTCAACAAACGCTAATGTTAAATCAGTTTCATTAGCTTTTCCATCATTTTTAAAACCACCGCCTGTTGGATTTATTGTATGAGAAACATTTCTTAAATAACATGGTAACAACTTAGGTATATTTCTGTTTTCAGAATCTTTAAAATTAAATTTAATCTTAAATGCATTAGGAAAATTATATCCTAAACTTACATTTGATTCACCACCTACTGGAATTTTAAAAGCTCTTGGATACATTTCTTTTCTAAATAGTTTAATTATTTTTTGTATAATTTCACCTTCTTCAGGCGATGTTGGTATCATTTTAAATTGAAATGTAAACTCTCTTACAGTTACACCATTAAATAATTTTCTTACGTTTGGATTGACTATTATTCTATTTGCAAGACCTGCTGCAGCTCCTAATCCTTGATTTAAATTCATTCCAGGTATTGCACTTATAAGTCTAGAAGCACCTAATCTAGCAGTTTCAGATTCAGCAGCTGCTGCTATTTTAACTTGACCAGCTAATACAGTATCTAGTACAGTTTTTCCAACATCTAACATTTGAGAAGCAGCAGCTCTAACTCCATCACCGCCTGCTTCAAATGCTCCTAAAGCTGCTCCACCTGTGGCGCCTAAATTTGCATCACCATATTGAACGCCATCAAGAAAAGCTTGAGAAGGCGGAAAATACATAGTTACAATAGGCGCAGTTGTTTTTGGAAAAAATCCTAATTTAAAGTTACTAGAGCTCGCAGTGGTTTTTTTAATATTATTAAATTCAGTTTTTGCATCTTGCTTGGTTTTAAATTCATTAACACCGTTGAAGTCACTAAAATCACCGATGCTATTACTAGAAATACCGGCATAACCTGAATTACTAGCGTCGTCACTAAAAGAAACAGTAGAAGGAGCACCAATATCACTCCCACCGCCACCTAGCTTGCTGGCATTTGCATTAGGATCGTCTTCAACTTTTGCTTTTGTTGTTTCTTGAGATCGAATATTATCTGTAGTTGTTGTTATATGATTTTTTTGTGATTGACCTGGACTAGCAGTTGTGTATTCTAACACTTGAAATTTTATAGTAGCAGAATATGCTGGATTACCACTAACATCTATAGGATATTCTAATCTACTAGCAGTAAGAGCGCTTCTTGATAATGGGCTTTGTAATTTTCCAGATAAAGATTGACCAGTTATATCATCATCTAACCCCATAGAATTAGAATTACCAACACTTTTAATTTCGTTGCCTACCCCCGGATTTCCAAAATTCTTCTCTCCTAAAGGACCAGCTTTTTGATTTATAATGCTAAGTTCTGACATATTTAATCCTTATAGATATATTAAAGTATTATTCTTTATTTATAACGGATTTCATGGGATATTCAGGAAGATACCAAGTCAAAAATAAATCAAAATACAAAGGAGATCCATCTTCGGTTGTATATAGATCATTGTGGGAAAGAGCTGCATTTAATTGGTGTGATAGTAACGATAAAGTAAAAGGATGGAGTTCAGAAGAAGTTATCATTCCATACTATTATGACGTTGATAAAAAGTATCACAAATACTATGTTGATTTAAAAATAGTGTTTGAAGAAAAAACGATCTTAGTTGAAATAAAACCAGAAAAAGAAACCGTTCCACCAGTAAGTGCAAGAAAAACTAAAAGATATATTGCTGAAGGCCTTACTTATGTAAAAAATATGAATAAGTGGGAAGCTGCAAATGAATATGCTCAAGATCGTGGATGGGAATTTCATGTGTGGACTGAAAAAACTTTACAAGAAATGAAATTGTTGAATAAGCCAGTTCCTGGAAAACTTAAGAAGTATACTCCAATGAAACCATTTAGAAAAAAGCGTAAGAAAAAGATATAAATAGATTCATGAGTAACTTATTTCAAAAACTAGAACTTGAAGCTTTTAGAAAAGGTATTACACCACGTACAGATGAATCACGCGATTGGTTTCGTAAACGTGTACAAAGTTTAACGAGAGTTAACCGGGAATCTTTAATGAGAGAAGAAGGTGTTAATAAAGTAAATTCACCTTTATTAGGAAGTATGATGATGTTCTTTTATGATCCTAAACTTAAAGATAAACTTCCGTATTACGATACGTTTCCTTTAGTAATACCAGTTGAAAAAGCACCGGGGGGTTTTAGAGGTTTAAACTTGCATTATATACCACCTGTTTTACGAGCAAAGTTTTTAGATAGTTTACTTGATTTAGTTAATAACAAAAGTTATAACGAATCAACACGTTTTAATTTAACATATAGATTGCTTAAAGGCGCTGCTAAATTTAAATACTTTCAACCTTGTTTTAAACATTATTTAATAGATCATGTTAAATCTAAGTTTGCACAAGTACCAGCACCAGAGTGGGAGATTGTAACTTTTATGCCAACAGCAAGTTGGAAGAAAGCTTCTGCTGGAAGAGTATATTCAGATTCAAGGAAGATAGCAAATGGCTAATACAGTAGACGAATTAAAAGCTTTAGCTAATACCAAATTAGGATTTGCGAGACCAAACAGATTTCTAGTAACAATGCCAACAAGCTTCGGTGGAAGTGGAGGTCTTTTAAATGGTATTGTTGGTCTTTTAACTGGTGGCGGAGGCGGAGCTTCTGGAAGAGAATTAAATATATTGTGTTCAAATGCAACGTTACCTGCAAAAGTTACGCTAACAAGTGAAAGACGCATTGGAATGGAATTTCAAAAAGTTGCTTATGGTTATGCTGTTGACGATGTAAGTATGACTTTTTATCTTATGAATGATTATGGTGTTAAAGAATATTTTGATGCTTGGAGAAATACTGCAATTCCAGAAGAAGGAAGTAATGCGTTTACCAGTAACTATAAAAGTCAATATGCTAGAACTATTACAATACACCAACTCAGACAACCTTTAGCTGGTGTGAGTAAACAAATAGGACCAATAAGATTTAACGCAGGAATTGGTGGTGGAACTGTTTATTCAGTTGACCTTCTTGAGGCCTTTCCTATAGCGACAAGTGCAATAGAACTAAATAATGAATTAGATGGTTTAGTTCAATTAACTGTAACATTTGCTTACACTAATTGGAAAAGATCATCAAATACTCAAGGATTTATTAATATGGACATTGATACACCTCTTGGTGGGATTGATGTATTATAAGGAGTGAAATGAATGGGGTTACCTCAATTACAAAATGATGTACCAAAATATGAAATGACGGTACCATCAACTAAAGAAGTTGTTAAATATCGGCCTTTTTTAGTAAAAGAACAAAAAGTATTACTTGTAGCATTCGAATCAAAAGATTCTAAGCAAATACTAAACTCTATGTTAAGCTGTTTAGAAACGTGTGTACAAGGAATCGATGTAAACAATCTTGCAACATTTGATGTTGATTATATGTTTACACAAGTAAGATCTAAATCAGTAGGTGAAACTACTCAATTATTACATCCTTGTGAAGAATGTAATGAAGAAAATGAAGTCAAAATAGATTTACAAACTATTGATATTAAAACTAATGATAATTGGGAAACAGAAAAAAATGTTTCTATTACAGATGATATTGTTGTAGAGTTAAAATATCCAACATATCAAGATATTATTAGTAACAATATTTTAGGTAAAACAGATGGTTCTGTAGCTGAAGTTTTATTTGAATCGATTATGTCATGTCTTTATAGTGTAAAAACTGAAAATGAAAATATTATGGTTAAAGACGAACCAAAGGAAGAGATAGAAAGGTTTATAAATTCATTAACAAATGAGCAATTAGAAAAAATTACATCTTTTGTAGAAAAAATGCCAACATTAACTCATACTGAAAAATATGAATGTAAAAAGTGTAAGCATGAAAATACTATACAACTGAACGGTCTTAATGATTTTTTTTAATTAACCTCTCTCATGAAACCTTGGAGAATTTCTTCAAGACTAATTTTTTGATGATGCAACATTTTAATTATTCTTTAACAGAGTTAGAACAAATGTTACCGTGGGAGAGAGAGGTTTATTTAATATTACTAAATGAGTTTATAGAAGAAAAAGCTAGAAACGAACAAAGGTAAAATAATATGACGACATTAGCACAAGTAAACGATACGCTTTTAGAAGTTTCAAATAACACTAAAGAAACAAGTAAAGGTATAAGCGCGTTTGTTAAATATATTGAAAAACAAAAAGCAAAAGATTTAGAAGCTGAAAGAGAAGCAAAGGCTAATGAAAAGAAAATTGTTAAAGCTGAAGCAAGAGCTAATAATAGCTCTAGTGGTGGCGGGTTTGGGAGTAATTTTAAGGCTGGACTTGCAGGCTTAGGCGCTGGTGGATTATTGGGATTAGGAACTAAAGTTGGATCAGCAGTATTAAAAAGACTTCCAGGTTTAGGCTTAATAGGCTTTTCAGATCAAATAGCTGATGCCATATTAGGTGATGACTTTCCAAAAGACTTTAAAGATACTGTATCAAGAGGTATTCAAGGCGCTGGACTTGGCATGCTTTTAGGAAAAAGATTTATTCCTATATTTGCTGCATTAGGTTTACTTGCAACTGAAAAGAATAAAGGTATACTAAAAGATATTGGCACAAACGTAAAAGAAAAATGGGATAAGTTTGCCGAAAACCTTAAGCCGATATTAGGGTTCTTACCAAGTTTTGATAATATAGTAAAGTTTATTGGAGGCAGTGCAACAAAAGGATTAACAGCAATAAAAGGATTTACTGAGTCAGGATTTGATAATGAAGAGTTTAAAAAGAATTGGGGATCAGCCATTGGTTTACTAGGATCAGTTGCGTTCTTGCTTATGCCCGGTAAATTTTTAAAAGCTCTTAAATTTTTAGCTAAGTTTGCCTTAACTAAAAAAGGTTTAATATCTTTGATAGGTGGAGCTGCAGCTGGAAAAATAGGAATGGATCTATTTGGTGAAAACGGAACATTTGGCGGAGATACAGCATTAGCTTCTACAGCATTAGCTGCAGGT